GGCGAGCGAGCGCGCAGAAAACGCGTGCGATGCAATTTTTTTGAGTTCCGGAAGACTGGAACCTATTAAGAATCCAGTGAGTTACAGCGATGGTCACGCTTGAACAATTACTCGCCGCAGTGGTGAGGCCGGCGGCTTGGTCATGGATGCAGCGGGCATATCTTCCGGCCGGCCCGGTCTGCCCGGTCTGCCAGGCGGCCATCACCGGCGCCCGCGCCCTGGCAGCCTGGCACGATTTGCGGAAAGTTTTTTGCGCCGGCTGCGGGCATACCTTCCGGCCGACCGCCGGCACGCCGATTCACGAAACCAGCTGGCAGCCGGAAGAATACGTCCAGTGCATGCTGCTGGCCGCCGCCGAACGCACCCCGGCCCAGATCGCCGCGGCGATCGGCAAAAGCTCGGCCTGTGTGCGCGATATGCTCGAGCGGATCCGCCTTCGGCATCCGCCTTGCGACTCTCTTTTGGAGAGTTTTCCCGATAAAGAAGGATAAAAAGGGGGCCCGGCGAAGGGGCAGGGATAGGGGTTATTAACGAGAGTGGAGGAAGTATGAAGTTTTCGGTCCAGCGACAAGAATTACTATCGGCGATTAACCGGGTCAGCGGCGCGGTCGACCGGCGCAGCACCCTTCCGGTGCTGTCGCACGTGCTGATCGTCGTCTATTTGCGCGGAGCGGTCGGGGTGACGGCCACAGATCTGGAGCTTTTCGCCACGGCGGAGTGTGGCGCGGAGGTCCCGGCCGCCGGCGGCGAGGCCTGCGTGCCGGCGAAGAAGATCAAGGATGCCCTGGATTCCATTCCGGTCGACACCGTCGAACTCGGGATAGAGAATATGACGATGACAATCGAGGGAGACGGTATCCGATATTCATTTTCTTGTCTCCCGGCCGACGAATTCCCTACAGTTCCAGCGTCCGGGCTGAAAGAGTCGCTCCTCTTCAGCCCTGGACTCCTGCCAAAAATGATCAACGCCTGTAGCCACGCAGCCGACCAGACCGGGCACAGGGCGACGCGATATGGGGGGATACATTTTTGCCGAGAAAATGACCGATTGACCGCCGTCGCTATTGACGGGCATCGACTCTCCCTGGTTGGGATGGCACTGGATGGAGTTTACCAGCTGGAAAAATCAATTACTCTGCCATTAAAAACCTGCAAACTCCTCGCCGGAGTGGTTGGGAATATTGAAATGTCGGTCGAAAATGACAGGCTCGCTCATTTTGTGAGCCCCGGGTCTAGTATTTATTCGGCCATTTTTGACGGCGATTATACTGATTTCCGGCGGGTCATCGCGACCGACTATCCACACCTGACCACCGTCGATCGTAAGCGCCTGATCGAGGCCCTTTCCGCTTGCGGGGTGATCAGCGACGACGGTGGAAAAACAGTCAACATGCAGATTCATGCCGCCGGCCACCTCACAGTCTCTGCCCTGGGGGATCTGGGCACAGCCGAGGCAGTTATCCCCTGCGATGGTGATGATAGTCTGGTGATTTCTATTCCCTCCCGCCAACTACTTCAGGCGCTCAAGGCCCTAGAGGGGGACGAAGTATTTTTAAAATATCAAGATAACCTGCATCCGCTACTAATTTTTCCCGCTGATCATGGTCCATGGGACGAGCGGCTGGAAATGATACAGGCAATGAGGGCACGGAAAAACTAAAATAATGACCGAATCCTCCACCACCGACAAAGAACAGCAGCTCCGCGACCAGGTCGACAACGCTCGGCAATCAGCCACTGTCAAACCGACGGCGCGGAACATCAAGGAAATGAAGCGGGCACAAAAAACCCTCGAACAATATCTGGCCTCGGCTTCCGAACCTCAATCAGCCGGGAAAATTTTTGACAGCATCCTTGATGTCATCGAATATCTCGGGGGCGAGGGATACAAAATAGGCAAAAGTAGCGCCTACGACCACTGGAAACGAGAGGGGAAAATTAGCGCCCGGCCTGACGGTACATTTGCCCAGGCAGAAGTCGACCGTTATGCCCGGGAACACCTACAGAAAAGGGATGGGTCCGGCGCCGTCCGCAATATGGCCGAGCAGAAACAGGCCGCCGAGATCCGCCAGAAGAATGCCGATGCCGAAATGCGCGAGCTCAAGCTACGAAAAGAGCTCGGCGAGCTAATTCCCCGCAGCCGGGTTGAAATCGAATTTTCAGAGCGGGCCACCCACCTGAAAAATTTTTTCGATGCCGTCGCCAGATCCTCGGCCGGCCGGATTATCAAGTTAGTTGGTGGTGACCCGCAGCGGTCCGCTGAATTGATATCGTTTGCGCTCGGGATTAACCGCAAAGCTTTTGACAACTACAGCCGCGCTCTCGATCTCGGCGACGAGGAGGATGAAAATCATGGCCAGTAAAACCAAAAATAAACTCGCCGACCTGAACGACCATCTTTTTATGCAACTCGAGCGGTTGTCTGACGAGGACACGGTCGGTGACAAACTCAGCGAGGAAATAAGCCCCCGAAAGGGGGCCGGAAGATCAACCATTAATTTTTTGGATGAGCCGATCAATGGAGAGTTGGCGTTGACGCAACATTTGATTGATATCTGCCCAGACCCCGACGGGGATCGGCCTTTCCGCGGCCATCCACTGGCGGACCCTGCGAGCGTCGGACAAGCCGAGTTCGCGGCTCATGTCGGTTTGCCACCGGTCGCCGAAGAGAGCGTTGCCAACCATTTCCAGTTCGGCAGGCCCGCAGTTTTTAGCTGCGTCAGTCGCTGTGGGAAGGTGGTAGTAGCCAAGCCAGAAGGCGCTTTGATCTTCGGCCTTCACCCCGCCTTTCGGATCGTGGAAATTTGCAGGGAGTCTATCAACGAGGTCGCCCACAAGTTGCTCTTTGTCTTTGCTGTTGGCCGGATGCTTAAGCATGAGCGCCAGCAAAGTGGCAGGCTGGGCAAGTTTGTCAAAATAGCTCAGCGGTGGTTTTTCGATGAGGTCTGGCCAGATGGCGCGGCAGAGCATGCCAAGGGTGTACATGGCGTCTTTCATGGTGGTCTCCTTGTGAGGTTAGCCCCGGCCGGAGCCGGGGCGGATGGGAACTTACCAAATTTTGGTTTTGGTGACCTTGTGGCCGCCTTTACCGTCGGGGACGATCTCTTCCCAAGTTTCGGTGAGTTCGAGGGTTTTGGGGTCGGCCTTGAGGGTGTTTCTGAATCCGAGGCCCTTAACTCTGATGCCGGTGGGGAGGGACTGGAGGATGTACTGCAGGCTGTAGTCGCGGTAGTCGATCCAGAATTCTGCGTGGTCGATGGAGAGGATTTTGTTGATGATGACATCGTAGGCGGCGACTTTGCCGAGGTAGTTCTCGGCTTCTTTCGCCATTTTCGCCTGGATGTCGTTGGCCCACTTGCTTTGCTTTTCAGATCCTTTCATTGCTCGCCTCCTTTAGGCTTAGCGGGCGGCCCTCATGGCCTTCCCTGTTGTAATAACTGTACCCAAATTTAGGTACAAAGTCAAGGGGGAAATGTAAAAAAGTGCAGCAAGATGATTTTTTTTAGGTTTGAGGCAAAATATTTACAACGATTGGCGATAACTGGCGGCGTCGGACCGCCACAATAAAAACACCAAGCTATGTTCCGTCCAGTTGATTAGCTTGTTATGTGGCCTAATTTGAAAAAAGGGGACTGATTATATGAATATTAAAGTGGAAGTTAAAAATGAAATTATGGGTAACTCAACTTTTTGGGAGGGGGACTCTTCTGAGATTTCCAAAATTAGGAATATCCCTGCCAGAATGCTTGCTGAAAGAGTCGTTAAGGACGGGCAACCCAGGAATATCGGAATGTGGTTCGTGTCAGTTGCCCCATAACGACCAGATAACCGCGTTTGCGGATTAAGGAGTAAAGACTATGAGCGTTACCGATGATGTGTTTGGCCCGCAGAAAGATCGAGAGCGCAGAGTGGTAGCAAATCCGGTTGATTATATGGTTAGGGCTGATAGAAAGCAGGGACTTCTTTCTGCCGAGGACGTGCGCCAGATCATTACGGAGAAAATAAAAGAGCTTAGTTCCCAGAGAGCTTTCGCAAAACACGCTGGAGTAAGCGCCGCCTATGTGAATGACTACCTGCAAGGGTATAGGGCTGCGGGGAAAGCATTGTTAACCGCTGTTGGTCTAGAAAAAGTTGAAATGTACCAACGCATACAGCACTAACATTACTTAGCCCGCCACTATGGCGGTTTAAATCCGGAAAGGGGGAAACATGACCAAACAGCAGGCCATAAAATCACTGCAGGATGTCCTGGCGCTGAAGCGTTATAGCCGGCGCACGGTCAAGGTTTACACTTTCTGGTTGGGTCGTTATGTCGAGTTTCTCGCCACCTGTCAAACCGGCAATCGCGAAGAACGGCTCGGCAAATTCCTTACCCTATTGGCCAGCGGCGAAAAAGTTGCCGCCAGCACACAAAAGCAGGCGCTGTGCGCGATCGTCTTTTTTTACAAGCACGTTTTGCGCGAGGAGCTCGGAGACCTGTCTTTTCTTTTTTCGCGGCGGGCTCAGCGGCTGCCGGAGGTATTCTCGCGGTCGGAAGCCTGGGCGGTGCTCGATCACCTGGAGGGCGAGGGCTGGCTCTGGGGCGCGTTGATGTACGGCTGCGGTCTGCGTCTGTTTGAGGTCTGCCAGTTGCGGGTTAAAGATATCTCGATCGAGCGCAAAATGATCACCATCCGCGCAGGCAAAGGCAACAAAGACCGCGCCCTGCCGCTGCCGTCGATGCTGATTGCGCCGCTCGAAAAGCACTTGCGAAAACTGCGGACTGTTCACGAGCGCCATGTCGCCAGCGGGGCGCCAGTTTCCCTGCCCGGAAAGCTCGATAAAAAATATCCGTCGGCGCCGTTTGAGTGGTCCTGGTTCTGGCTGTTCCCCGCCTCCGGCCCGGCGCGTGATCCGAAGTGGCGCGGCCGGCTGCACCATATCCACGACACTGCCATTCAAAAGCGGCTCGGTCGGGGGGTAAAGGCGGCCGGAGTGCGTCGGCAGGTCAGTTGCCACACCTTCCGCCACTCTTTTGCGACGCACTGGCTGGAAAACGCCGAGGGGTCGCATGAGGTTGCCATTAAACGGCTACAGGAACTGATGGGGCACAAAGATGTGCGCAGCACCATGATTTATCTGCACCTGCTGCCCGGAAAAACCGATGTTCTCAGCCCGCTCGACACCCGCGAGGCCCGCTGCGCATGACCACCGCCCTCGACTACTCCTGGCTCCCGCCCGTCCCGCCGCGCAGTTTTAAACTGTTGCCAGGCGAGGTGGCGGTCATGCGCGCCAAAGCGGAAGAAACCGCCAACCAGTGGGCGCAAGGGGAGCGGCACGTCGAGGCCTCGCCGCTGCCTGGTCCCTGGGACAACGATGTCACCCCACAACTGATCGGGTTATTCTGGCTCTACAGCCAGGAGTGGTCGCGCGAATTCTGGCTTGCCGGCGGCAGCCAGTCCGCAAAAACCGATTTCATGCACACCTGCTGGGGGCATGTCGCCGTCCACGACCCCGGCCCGGCGCTGATCGCCATGCAGGACCGAGATACCGGCACCGAGACCATCTCCGACCGGCTGATCCCGATGATCAACCACACCCCGAGCTTGCGTCGGCTGCGCACAAAAAACCCCGACGACATCGGAATGAAGCGCATCAAATTGCGCACCGGCATGCGCACCTACCTCGCCTGGGCAAACTCCGAAGGGCGGCTCGCCAGCAAGCCGATCCGCTACGAATTCCTCGACGAGGTCGATCTCTGGCCCGAATCCGCCATCCGCAAGGCCCGCGCCCGGCTGAGGGCGTTTATCGACAGTTATAAAATCATCGAGGCCTGCACCTCATCGGTCGAGACCGGCCGGATCTGGGCGGCAAAAAAACTCGCACAGGTCGAACTCGATTTCCACGCCGTCTGTCCGTATTGCGGAGAGGCGCAGGTAATGGATTTCGCGAACGTCGATTGGGATAAAGACGTGGTCGACCCCGCCGAGCTGGCCGACAAGGGATCGGCCTGGTATCTCTGCCCGCACTGCACCCGGCCCTGGGATGAGGAGGATCGCAATGAGGCCGTCCGCCTCGGCGCCCTGGTCCACAATCCGCCGCACAGCTGGCACGGGTGGAAACCCCGCCCGGGCAAGACAACGCACGTGCGTCCCTCACGGATATGGGCGCACATTCCCCCGCTGCTCTCGCGGTTCGTCCCGTTTTCGCAGCTCGCACAGGCCTATCTGATGACCCTTATCGAGCCGACCCTGGCCAACCTGCAGTATTTTTACAACGACTGCCTCGGCCTGCCGGTCCCCGAAGATCCCGACGGCGAGCTCACCAGCGAAAAAGAGCTTTACGAGCGCCGGATGGATTACGGCCCCAATGGCGCCGAATGGCGGGTGCC